CAATACATAATTGGTTACTTGGATTAGGATTTCCAGATTCCACAAGTCAATTTGACAATCTTACAAAAAAAGATAATATTGATGATATGCAGCAACAATTTAGTGATGGAAGTCTTCACATTCTGAACAGTAACTATAGAGACGTTGCGATTGTAAAATTTAGAGATTTGTTTCCAATTAATCTTTCTTCATTGGAATTTGAATCTTCTGAAACGGATATAAAATACTTTACAGCAGAGGTCACTTTCAAGTATACTATCTATGATATATTAGCAGCTGACGGTAGAACTCCATTATGATAAAGATTGAAATAATTGAAGAAATGTGGAAAAAAGATTCCCAAATTGATCCTGATAACTTACATAATGAATCATTAAAAATCCCACAACTTCATTCAAAATATTATAATCTTCATAATGAAATCACCCTTTTAAGAGAAAGGGCAAAAGACTCATACAATAAAGTAAAATTAGACAGATATAATTATTACACTGGAAAAGCATCACAAGAGGTTTATGTTAAGGAACCTTTTCATTATAAAATAAGAGAAAAAGATGCTCTTCAAAAATATATTGAAGCGGATGAAAAACTTTCCGCGATTAATTTGAAAGTTAAATATTATGACACTATGTTAAAATTTTTAGAAGATATATTAAAAACAATATCAAATAGAAGTTATCAAATTAAAAACGCTATTGATTGGCATAACTTCCAAACTGGATTCAAATAAGACAATAAATACCCATAGGTGATACTTATGGGTCATGTCTCATTTGATTATTTCAAAAAAGAATGAAGTGTATCTTCAGGTAAAAGCAGAACCACATGTCTACTACGAGTTAGCAGATCAGTTTACCTTTGAAGTTCCTGGTGCAAAATTTATGCCTCAGTATCGCAACAAATACTGGGACGGAAAAATTCGTTTATTTAATACCCAGACTGGTGAGATATATGTCGGGTTATTAGATAAACTCACAAAGTTTTGTGACGACCATGAATATACATATGAGTTTGCCGATAACAAATTCTATGGTCTTCCTTTTGAGGTTAATGACCTCATTTCAAAGGAAGGTGTGAAAGATTATATGAATGCTATTTGCAAGTACTCTCCACGCGATTACCAAGTAGAGGGAGTATACGACGCCCTACGACATAATAGAAGGTTGTTGATATCCCCAACTGCTTCTGGAAAGTCTCTGATGATATACTCTCTTGTGAGATATTACGTTGAGAGGCAACAAAGTATTCTGATAGTCGTTCCGACGACTTCCCTAGTAGAACAGATGTATAAAGACTTTGCAGACTATGGTTGGGATGTAGGTTCATATTGCCACAAGATCTATGCGGGAAAAGAAAGAGAGACTGACTCACAGGTGATTATCACCACCTGGCAATCCATCTACAAACTTCCTCGCAAATACTTCTCAAGATTTAATGTGGTCGTTGGAGATGAAGCACACCAGTTTAAGTCTAAGTCATTAATATCTATAATGTCAAAACTTGCTGATGCAAAGTATCGCTTTGGTTTTACAGGAACTCTTGATGGAACTCAAACTCATAAGTGGGTATTGGAAGGATTATTCGGCCCTTCATATAAAATCATCAAAACTGAAGAGTTGATGAAGAAAGGTCATGTTGCCAAATTAGATATTAATGTTCTTCTATTGAAACATCCTGCTCATAAATTTGAAAACTTTGAGGAGGAAGTTCAGTATATCATAAATCATGAAAGACGTAATAAATTTATACGCAATCTTGCACTTGATTTGAAGGGAAATACTCTCATACTTTTTTCAAGAGTTGAAGGTCATGGTCAACCATTATTCGATTTAATAAATAACGGTAGGGTGGATGATCGTCATGTATTCTTTGTTCATGGTGGAGTAGATACTGTAGATAGGGAATTAGTAAGGGAGATTACCGAAAAGGAAAGTAACGCAATAATAGTTGCCTCATACGGAACATTTAGTACAGGTATCAACATTAAGAATCTGCACAATGTTATTTTTGCTTCTCCATCCAAATCTAGAATTCGGAATCTCCAGTCTATTGGAAGGGTGCTCAGGAAAGGAAATAACAAGACAAAGGCAACTCTCTATGACATTGCTGACGACATTTCCTACAAATCCAGGAGAAACTATACACTTAATCATTTAATAGAAAGAATAAAAATTTATAACGAGGAAAACTTTAACTACGATATTGTAAACATACCGCTTAAAAACTAATGGGAGATGAATTCTACGCGATCATAAAACTTACATCTGGAGAAGAGATTTTATCACTAATCTCTATTGATGAAAATGAGGGTGATCCTATCATTATGCTTCAAAATCCTATTACGATGAAGATCATTAACAGTCATCGAGGAATGCATATTAAAGTCAAATCATGGATTGAGATGTCATCTGATGATATCTTTATTATAAAACCCGATAAGATTATGACAATGACAGAAACAACTGATGAAAGATTAATTGATATTTACACTAACTATATTGAAGATGAAGATGATAACTTATATGATTCTATTTCTGAGTCAAAGTCTTCTGCAGGAAAAGTAACTCCATCACAAAAGATGGGATACGTTTCTACAGTAGAAGATGCTCGTAAAAAACTTGAGGATATATTTAAATTAGAAATAGAAGATTCTAAAGAAAGCTAAAGCTCATTCTTCAACCCTAACAAAGGTAGTCTACTTATATTCTGCAGTATTGTCAAGCCCCTTGTTTGTATGGTATAATAAAAACAACTTATATTAAAAGAGTCCGATGTTATGCCAAAAAAGAAAACAGAACATTATGTAAATAACAAAGAATTGTTGGAGGCAATGATTAACTATCGTATAAGGGTAGAAAAATCATACAAAAAGACTTTCAATAAAGACCTCACTGAGCAACCAAAACAAGAAAGAGCAAAGCAGTGGGAAGGAAAACCTCCAATTCCTAATTATCTTGGTGAATGTTTTCTTAAAATTGCAACACACCTTTCATATAAGCCTAACTTTGTGAATTATATGTTCAGAGAAGATATGATCTCTGATGGGATTGAAAATTGTGTTCAATACATTCATAACTTCGATCCAGAGAAGTCTAAGAACCCATTTGCTTACTTTACCCAGATTATTCATTACGCCTTCCTGAGGCGCATTCAGAAGGAAAAGAAGCAATTAGATATCAAGACTAAAATCATCGAGAAGACTGGTTTTGATGAGGTCATGATGGTTGATGATAGCTTGCTTTCTGGGCATAGTTCAGACTATAATACTATTAAAGACAATATTCAATATCGAAATCGATGATCGGAAATCTTGAACCTGAGGAGAATGTAATGCGAAGTGCTGATTGGTTAGGACAACTTTCTATTGCTCTCCAAAAACTTGAATGGACTGCTGATGATGATATTGCCGTTGAAATTGGAGGAACTCAAGTCTCTGGTATTGATGTTGGTGAAGAGTATAATAAGAAATGGCAATCTCCGATTGGAACTCGCAAATATAATAAAGATGCTTTTATTGTAATCAAAAACAAAAGTAGAGATCCGTTCACACCATCTATTCCAAATCCAGATTTGAAAGCACGTCACGCAGAATGAAAGTAGCAATTATTACTGACACTCATTATGGTGCTCGAAAAGGATCAAAATATTTGCACGATTATTTTGAACAATTTTATAATGATGTATTTTTTCCTACCCTAGAAAAAGAAGGAATTTCTACCGTCATTCATATGGGTGATGCTTTTGATAGTCGAAAGTCAATTGACTATCAAAGTTTGGAATGGTCAAAAAGAGTAGTATTTAATAGACTGAAGAACTATGATGTTCATATGATCGTGGGAAATCATGATTGTTACTATAAAAATACTAATAATGTAAACTCACCAGAACTTCTTTTACAGACATATAACAATATTAAAACTTACAGTGAAGTAACAGAAGTTACCATACATAATTTAAATGTATTGTTTATTCCTTGGATTAATGCAGAAAACCTTGAAAGCAGTCTTCAATCTATTCAAAATTCAACTAGCGTATGTGCGATGGGGCACCTTGAGCTCAACGGATTTAGAGCGCATCGAGGCCATATCATGGAAGACGGTATGGAGTGCAACATCTTTGAGAAATTCGCAAAGGTCTTCTCTGGTCACTACCATACACGATCAAACGATGGAAGAATCTTCTACTTAGGAAATCCTTATGAGATGTTTTGGAATGATGTGAATGATCCTAGGGGGTTTACGATATTTGATACTGATACATTAGAACATACTCAAATTGACAATCCTTATAAATTATTTTATAACATCTATTACGAAGATACTAATCACAAACTTTTTAATACTACAGAATATAAGAATAAGATTGTAAAGGTAATAGTTCGTAAAAAAACTAAACCTAAAGATTTTGAAAAATTTATTGATAAATTATATTCCGTTGGAGTTCAAGACTTAAAAATTATTGAAAATTTTGAAATACAAGAGTCTGAAGATTTTGAGATTGATGAAGATGAAAATACGCTATCTATTTTGAATCGATATATTGATGAATCTGAATTTGAACTTGATAAAAATATGATCAAGAGTATCTTCCAAGATTTGTATAAACAGGCTTGCGAAGTAGAGTAAATGTATCTTTTAACTCTTAGAGATAAAAAAGAAGACGGTGCTTATGCAGTTCAAGATCAGTATGGGCACAAAGTCTTGTTTCTTTTTGAGGAGGAGGATGATGCAGAGCGTTATGCTATGATGCTTGAAGATCAGGAAGAGACTACGATGGATATTGTAGAAGTTGACGATGAGCTTGCCATAAAGACGTGTAAGCATTATAATTACAAATATGCAGTGATAACCCCTAACGACATCGTAATTCCTCCTAAGAATGATAATTTTCAAGAAAATTAGATATAAAAATTTCCTGTCAACTGGAAACAACTTTACTGAAATTAATTTTCAGCAACATCATACAAACTTGATTATTGGAACAAATGGGGCAGGCAAATCCACAATGCTGGATGCACTCACGTTTGTTCTTTTCAATAAACCATTTCGTAAGATTAATAAACCACAATTGGCAAATACAGTCAATGAAAGAGATTGTATTGTTGAAATTGAATTTTCTGTCAATAGTAGAGATTACTTAGTTCGTCGTGGAATTAAACCAAACGTTTTTGATATTGAAGTAAATGGCAATCCTCTTCATAGGGAGGCAGATGATCGCGCTAACCAACGCATTTTAGAAGAAAATATTCTCAAGGTAAACTATAAGTCTTTCACTCAGATTGTCATTTTGGGTAGTAGCACCTTTGTTCCTTTCATGCAGTTGACTACTGCAAACAGAAGAGAAGTTATTGAAGATCTTCTAGACATTCGTATTTTTTCTGCGATGAATAGTTTGATCAAAGAAAATATTAGAACAAAAAAAGATCAAATAAAGTCTTTAAGTTTGAAAAAAGATACTCTAAAAGATAAGATGAAGATGCAGCAAGACTTCATCGAAGAGTTGGAGAATCGTGGTAATGCCAATATCAATTCCAACAAAGAAAAGATTGCCAATTTGGATAAGGAAGTTGGTAATCATATGAAACTGAATAAAGAACTAGAAGGTAATATTCAAACACTTCAAGTAAATCTTGAAACGCTTCAGGGTTCTAGCGATAAGTTGGTAAAACTAAACAATCTCAAAGGTAAGATCTCTCAGAAAGTAACTACTATTACCAAAGAACACAAGTTCTTTAGTGAGAATACGGTATGCCCTACTTGTACTCAGTCAATTGAAGAAGAGTTCCGGTTAAATAGGATTGAAGACGTTCAAAATAAGGCAAAGGAACTTAAAGATGGTTATGAAGAACTTGAGAAAACAATAAAGTTCGAACAGGAGCGAGAGCGTCAATTTAATGCCCTATCCAAGGAGATTACAAAATTAACGCATGGCATTTCTCAAAACAATACTCGGATTTCCCTCAACCAGAGACAAATCAGAGATCTTGAAAATGAAATTCAAACTATTACCAGTAACCTACAAAACAGAAATACTGAACATGAGAAGTTAGAAGAGTTTCGAGAAAATCTCCAAAAGACAATAGAAGACCTCTCAGACAAAAAACAGGAAATCGTTCATTACGATTTTGCCTATTCCTTACTTAAGGATGATGGTGTAAAAACGAAGATCATTAAGAAGTATCTTCCGTTCATAAATCAGCAGGTCAATCGCTATCTTCAGATGATGGATTTTTATATTAACTTCCATCTTGATGAAGAGTTTAATGAAACTGTTAAATCTCCCATTCACGAATACTTTTCTTATAGTTCTTTCAGTGAGGGTGAGAAAATGAGAATTGACCTGGCACTACTCTTTACTTGGAGAGAAGTTGCCCGACTCAAAAACTCCGTGAATACTAACCTGCTGATTATGGATGAGGTATTTGATTCTTCCCTTGATGGTTTCGGCACCGATGAGTTTCTAAAGATCATTCGTTATGTCATTAAGGATGCTAATATCTTTGTCATCTCCCATAAGTCAGATCTGCATGACAAATTCGAAAGTGTCATACGGTTTGATAAAATAAAAGGTTTTTCCCGTATGGTGTCTTCACAGGCACAAAAAGAATGAACACTCCAAACTGGCAACACAATTCTGGCAAAAATCAAAAACGAAAACTAAAACCGCAAGCAATGAGAGCTCGGCGTGAAGCACTGCGCCAGTTCAAAAAGCGTCACATGACCTCGCCCAAAAGGCGAGGTTCTTTTGTATGATACGTTCATACGCATCAAACCAATGTCTGTCAACTACGAAATCAAATCTCAACTCGCCAAACTCCTTGCCACTGAGGATCTGGTAGTTGAACACAAGAAAGTAGAGACTGCTCAGTTCAATGTTCATACTCGTGTGTTGACTCTTCCTCTGTGGGAAAGAGCAAGTAGTGTTGTGTATGATATGCTTGTTGGTCACGAAGTTGGTCATGCGCTTTATACGCCTGATCGCGATTGGTTGAAAGAGGTTAAAATTCCTCCTCAGTTTGTTAATATTGTTGAAGACGTTCGTATTGAGAAGTTAATCAAACGTCGTTATATGGGTCTTTCTAAGACTTTTTATAAAGGTTATAAAGAACTGTCTGATAAAGACTTCTTTCAAATTGAGGATGAAGACGTTGATTCGATGAATCTTGGAGATCGTGCTAATCTCTACTTCAAGATTGGTAACTTTATTGATGTTTCCTTTACCGAAAAGGAGCAATCTATTATTGATCGGATTGCAAAGTGTGAAACTTTCGATGAAGTTCTTGTTTCTGCAGAAGAACTTTACAAATATTGTAAAGAAGAATTTTCCAATCGTGAAGAAGATCAAAATCAAGAAGAGGAATCTTCGGAAAATGGGCAAGGTAATTCGGCAGATTCAGATTTTGAATCAGAATCAGAAGATGGGCAACCGAGTAATCAACAATCAAAGTCTCAGATTGAAGATGATTCGTCTGATGATAGTGATGATGATTCTGGTGATTTAAAAGATGATGATATTGATGTGAAGACTGCCAATTCTCTTGAAGAAGCAATCAAAGAACTGGCTTCAAACAGTAGTAGTGAAAATGTATATTTGGAAATTCCTGAACTTGATATTGACAAGATTATGGTTACAAACCAAAGAGTTCATAATGATGCTCAGACCTTCTGGTTTAATTGGTTGAAAGATGTGCAACGAACCGAACAAGAAATCTTTGGTGAAGTTGACAAGAAGTTTGTTGAATTCAAACGTTCTGCTCAGAAAGAAGTTAACTATCTGGTGAAAGAGTTCGAGTGTCGCAAGGCAGCAGACTCGTATGCTCGCGCTACTACTGCCCGCACTGGAGTGCTTGACTGCACCAAACTTCATACCTACAAATACAACGAAGATCTCTTCAAGAAGGTAACTACGCTTGCTGATGGTAAGAATCACGGTCTGGTGTTTGTGCTTGACTGGTCTGGATCTATGTGTGATGTGATGATGGATACGGTAAAACAATTATTTAATTTGGTGTGGTTCTGTAAGAAAGTAAATATTCCTTTTGAAGTTTATGCATTTACTAATGAATATCCACTCTTTACTCATGATGAAGATGGAAAAGCAGTGATGAGGGAATTGGCATATAAAAAACGTGACGGAGTTATTAATGTTGGAGAGTGGTTTTCTTTGATGAACTTTTTCACTAGTAAAGTAAATAATCGAACTCTTGAAGAACAGATGAAAAATATATTTCGTGTTGCGGAGTCTTTCAGTCGATATAGTCGTAACTATTATCCATGCCCTCCTGGAATGTCACTCTCCGGCACTCCTCTTAATGAAACTATGATTGCATTGCATCAGATTCTACCCAAATTCAAAAATGAACACAAATTGCAGAAAATCCAGTGTGTCGTTTTAACTGATGGTGAAGGTTACGATCTAAAGCGACATGTTACTGTTGAGCGTCGTTGGGAAGATGAACCTTATATTGGATGTGTGTCTATTGATAAGAGGTGTATTCTTCGAGATCGTAAGACTGGAAATACTTACTCTCTTGATTGTGAATGGTATCAACAGACTGATATTCTGCTGCGTAATTTGAGAGACAAATTTACGGATATCAATTTTATTGGAATTCGTGTTGTTGAGTCTCGTGATGCTGGTAGTTTTATTCGTCGTTATTGTGGATATTATGGAGATTCATTTGATTCTGCAATGAAAGATTGGAGAAAAGAAAAAGCGTTCTCAATTAAAAACTCTGGTTACAACACATACTTTGGAATGTCTTCGAATATTCTTTCTAAAAATTCTGAGTTTGAAGTAAAAGAAGATGCCACTAAAACTCAAATTAAAACTGCATTTGTTAAGAGTTTAAAAACTAAGAAAATGAATAAAAAGATTCTTGGTGAATTTATTGAACTTATTGCTTAATAAATATTTTTATAGTAATAGGTAATCAAAATGTCTAGATTCGGAGATTTATTGGGGGGCAGAAAAACCGCGCCAGTACCAGCACCTGCTCCCGAACCTGTAGTAGAAGCACCTGCTCCCGAACCTGTAGTAGAAGCACCTGCTGCCGAGGAAGAAGTTGCTGAACTTCTCTCATATGAAAGTGATGTCTCCCTTCATGAAATGACCAAAGATGAATTGGAAGAATATGGAAGAACTGTTGGTATCGAACTTGACAAAAGACATTCCAGAAAAAGGTTGGTTCAAGAACTAGAAGAATACTTGACCAATTCTTGAACTGGCACACTGGGGAGTCACACGACTCCCCTTTTCCATGTATAATAACTTCAGTTGAAACAGACAACTAACATTATGACCATCTCTGCCGACTACATCCGCACTTCTCTTCAAGCAGTGTATGGAGAGTCTGTAACTGCCGCTGACATTCGTGCCTGGTGCGCTATGAATGGTTCTAACTACCAGACAGTTACTAAGAAAATTGATCAGTTTAAAACTAGTCGTGGTAAGTGGAATCTGACCATCCAAGAAGCACGGAAGCAACTGGAGCAAACTGTAAAATCTCCTGCTGCCCTTCCTGCTGTTGAGCAAAACCTTATTCCTGAAAAGGATGATACCTTCGTCAAGTTTGGTAATTTTGGTTCTGTTAAAAAGATTGTTCAATCTCGTCTTTTTTATCCGACATTCATTACAGGTCTTTCGGGTAATGGTAAAACGTTCTCTGTAGAACAAGCTTGTGCTCAACTGAATCGAGAACTAATTCGGGTCAACATTACTATCGAAACTGATGAAGACGATCTTATTGGTGGCTTTCGCCTTGTGGATGGGGCAACTGTTTGGCATAACGGACCTGTCGTGGAAGCACTCCAGCGAGGAGCAATCTTGCTACTCGATGAAATTGACCTTGCTTCTAACAAAATCCTTTGTCTCCAATCCATCCTTGAAGGTAAGGGTGTGTTCTTGAAGAAGATTGGTAAGTTTGTGAAACCTTCTGCTGGTTTCAACGTCATTGCCACTGCTAATACGAAAGGTAAGGGTTCTGATGATGGTCGTTTTATCGGAACTAATGTTCTCAATGAAGCATTTCTTGAGCGATTCCCTGTGACGTTTGAGCAGTCTTATCCTTCTCCTGCAACTGAGCAAAAGATTCTTGAGGGTATTGCCCTAGATCTTGGTGTTGAGGATCAAGATTTCTGCAAACGTCTTGTAGATTGGGCTGACATTATCCGTAAAACATTTTATGATGGTGGTATTGAGGAGATTATTAGCACCCGTCGTTTGGTGCATATTATTCGTGCATACAGCATCTTTGCCGATAAAGCGATGGCAATTGAAGTTTGTGTGAATCGTTTTGATGATGAAACTAAGCAAGCATTCCTTGAACTCTATGACAAAGTTGACGCCGACTTCCAACTCCCTGTGGAGGGAGTACAAGACAGCAATCTGGGAAACCTTTCCTGATTTAGAACTAGATTGCGAGTGGGCAGATTGGAGATCGTTACAGTTTTCATCTAGTAACGTCTCCAATCTATCTGCCAAAATCTACGTAAACAAACACATTCTCAAATCCAGAGAAGTTGAGATATGGGATGAAAAATCCTGTATTTACAACAACATCATCTATCCTCGAACTGGTAGCAATCTTCCTTGTTTCGGTATGGATCTGATGGGTTTCTTTGATAAGAAAGTCATTATTGTATTTGACTTTCAACATCCAGTGGAAAATTATTTGTTCTCTCATCCAGATCTTCCAAAGGCAGATGGTTCATTTAGATTCTTTGAACCTGGTAATCACTTCTCCGAGAATGTGTATGTTGCAAAATGCACCATGTCGGAAGTTAATGAGCACCTTGAAGTATTCAAAAAATACTTGACTGTCTACAAGGATATGCTAGAATGTGAACAACCTACTGGAATTGATTTTTCAACCTACTGTGATTTTGATTCTTACATGAAAAAGTTAGACCCTGTGAGTGGATATCTTTCTAGTAAATTTGGTAAAGAAAAAGCAGAGTCTCTTGTAAACGATTTTCTTTTCTGCTATGGTTAATTCCTGGTCCCTACTTTATGATGAACTAAAAATGGATGAGCATCCTTTTTCGATCAATGACTTTACTGGTTCCCATGTCTGTGGTGGAATGGGAGACGATCACATTACTTTTAATTTGAATATGAGCGAAGACATTATTCCTAACTCTCCTGCAACACCTTGGAAGTATAATGAAGAAGAGATTGTAAAAGAACTTCTTGAATACATCCGTGGAACTTACAACCAGCATTACTCTGCTGGTGATGATAGAATCCAAACACTGGATTTGATCGAAGCTTGTGGTGATGGTGAGGCATTCTGCAGATCCAACATTCTCAAGTATGCCTCTCGCTATGATAAGAAAGGCACCGCACGTCGTGACATTATGAAGATTCTGCACTATGCTGTTCTTCTGATGAACTTCAATGATAAGAACGCACAACGTGAAACCTACAACCAATGAAACTGAAAGAACGCACAATGAAACTGTCTGATAATGCCCTTGCCATCCTTAAGAACTTTGCCGGAATCAATAACTCGATTCTTGTGAAGCAGGGAAATAAACTCCGAACTATTTCTATGGCAAAGAACATTCTTGCCGAAGCAGAAATCAAAGAAGAGTTTCCTCGTGACTTTGC